GTCTTGGTCCGGGCCGACAAGCTGACGGATCGTCCAGCTATTCGCCCCCAGGCTGACCTCATCATCGTCGCCGACAACCTGAGCCGATCCGGCGTACATCGCCAAGACGGCCGTCTTCTTGTGCCCGGCTCTCATCGTCAACTTCTCGCCTTCGGTCAGTGCGCGAAAGTCCGGGATGCCCTTGTAGCCCTTCACCTCGAGGACGATCTTATCCCAGAGTGAACAAGTCGCATGCTCGTCGTCCGTGACGATCCGCTCCTCCCGATTGTTCTCTTCGACGATCTCAAGATTGATGGCCTTCTCGCGGTCGAGCAGCTCGACCAGCGTTGGCTTGCGTAGGCGATGGGTGACGATGACTGGATTCTCTCCGCCCGGACGGGCGTTGATCTGGACATCGACGCTTGGCGCGTCAAATGGATATGCGTTGTCGTTCAATGGTTCCTCCTACCATTTATCGATCGGACACCTGAGACGGCCGATCCTCGTCTTTGTGCGGACATCTGAGCCAAACCATTGCGGACATCCGCACTCGCCGCAATAGTAGCCCGTTCGCGTTTCAATAATCGACGGGCAGGACTGACAGATCGCCAGTCGTCCGCGCTGGATGTGTGTGGCTGATTCACCGTAGCGGACCAGCCACCACATAGCACGGAGAAAGGATATCAGGCGCAACACGGCCGGGGCCCTTCGACCTTGCCAAGCTCTCCGCCGATGATCTCCTCGATCTCACGGCGACTCATCTTTTTGCCTTCCGGCAGTAGCGTGGCATCGCCCCGAATCAGGGCCGATCGTCTCACCCGGTAATAGGCGGACTTCGTTGGCCCATCCATCACCTCGACGCCGACCGTGAAGTCGAAGATGTCGCCAGTCGTGATCGGTTCACTCGTCGAGGAGACCGTGGCCGACGGGGTCGCCGTCGGCTCTACAGTCGCATCCGTCTTGATCGGATCTTTAGGCATATGAGGTGGTCTCCTGATTGATAACCTCGGCCTTAATAGCTCCACCGGACGTCGAGTCATACATACCTACCAGATTGATGGTGATCGCCGCGTCGCCGTCGCTGTCGGTCGGGTCGACACTGGTGATCCGCGCCTTCGGAATGATGTAGTTGATTGTGTAGTTGTAGCCCGTGCCGGCCAGTGCGGTCGACTTGGCCTTGAAGGTCACATCCGTCAGCTCCTGACCGGTGACGTATCGCTCCCACGGAACAACCGTTGAGTCGAGCAGGATGACCAGCTGAGCCGTCACGGTTCGCGATCCCCGGAGCAGCTTGCCAGCAAAGGCCGGAGTCGTGGTCGTGGAATCATAGGTCAGGGTCTGAGTGCTATCGCCAGGGCAACGATCGTTCAGCCGGAGATTATTGGCAACCTCGACCGACCAGCTCCGGAGCGTGCATCCTGAGCCCGAGAAGGTCGTCGTACCATCGGCATCGGTCCAGTAAACCTCGACGCCAGCCCCGGTCAAACAGGCCGCGAGATCCATCGTCGAGGGTAGTGAGGTCAGCCCGTGCGGAGTCGTGAACTTACCGGAACCAACCAGATCCGCCGAGTACTGTGGACGATCTGCTCGATTCTGCGACATCCGGAACCGATCGACCACGACACCAGCGAAGCGATAGCTCGCCCCGCCCAGCTCCGCTGCCATTGAGAAGGATGGATACTGGCGACCACTCGAGATTGAGAGCATATTGCACGAATGCTTGTAGGCGGTCGTTGCGCCCTGCTGAGCCGTCGTCACCGTACCACCCAGGGCGCGGAGAGCAAGACGGCCAGCGATACCGTAGTTGATATCGTCGGTGAAGGTCGCGGCCGGATGGCTGATGTAGTTCGCACACCACTGCGTCGCGAACTCGTGACCGTTGCCAGGGACTCCGGCATCGTTCAGAAACTCGATCTGCGGGAGCAGGAAAGACGCCTGCTGACTGCGGATCTTCGCGTAGTTGGTGCCGGTCGACTCCCCGGCATTGTAGCTGCCCTCTTTCGTCTTGGTGACGTATAGAGCAACGTCATTACTCAAATATTGCGGCATAGTGCCTCCTTAGCAAGGGTCAATGGTAATTGAGCCTACGGCGAAATGCAGAAGCTCGCCGCCATAAACATTCAGATCAATGGTCCATCGAATCGGCTGTCGTCGCTTGAGCTCATTCGGGACCGTCGCGATATCGTCGAGAGCCGCCGTGATCAGATCGAGCTCCGTGTTGAACGCCAGATCCGAGTTCGCGGTCCTGTTGCCGGTCTGGTAGTAGTGAAGGGCCCAGATGTCATATGACCAGCTCCGGTCAACGCATCGCATCGCCTTCTCGACGCCTTCGTCCTGAGCCCGTGTGATCACATATCCGTGTACTCGGTCGCTGTCCAAAGATGAGCGCATCAGGCCGGGCCACATATCCTGCTTCACGCCAAGGACCCACCAAGGGTAAACGACGGCCAGCGGTGCGGCAGTCGCGATGATGCCCTCGAGCGCTGTCCTGATTTGCTGATCCGAGTAGGTCGTCGACATTACCGATTCATCCTCACTCGTGTCTGTCCGAGTATCCCGGCGAACTGTGTTCTGACCTTATCAATCGCTGGCGTCACATACGGACGCGGCTGCATAAAGCGAGTGCCATATTCCAGATAGGCCGCATAGTCGGCATTGATCGAGATCCGGGCCGATGTCAGCGTCGGCATATCCATATTGATCGAATTGGTCAAAGTCCCCATATCGACCGCCGGCGCCTCACCTGGAGCAGATGCGATGTGAATCGCCGTCCGTCCTCGACGATAGGCGCGGCCAGTCTTCGGAAGCGACATCAGCCGCTTCATCTCGCTGACGATACCACTGGCCATCGCCCGGATTACCGGAGACGCTTGGCCTTGCAAGTCATCCACGACCTGCGAATCAACTTCGACTTCAAAGCGTAGCGGATCAGCCATTGTCCGGCTCCGTACTATTCTCGGCGGGATCGCACGTGATCACCCAGCCGCTGCCCATCTGCTGCATCGGTCTCACGCTGCTGATCCGGTACGACTGCGCCCGGCCATTCGCGTCGATGACGACCTTGGCCCCGGTATGCAAATTTCGATCAAGCGTGACCGGCGTTACTTCGCTACTCATCCAGATCCGGACGGAAGTGGCTTCATCGCCAGACTGCCGTTGCGCGTGCCATCCGTTACGCGTGGTGAAGACCTCGACCTCGCCATCCGTTGGAGTCATCCGGTAGAAGGTCAGACTGGCCGACGCGCCAAACAAGGCACCGCGCATCACATTCAAGGCTGACGCGTTCAGAAGGTTCATCCCCGGACCAGCCTTCCTGAATTGCACAGACCGCTGATCAGCTGCGACACGGCGACCGGAAGCCCGGCCTCTTTCGCCGATGGCGCATACTCGATCGATACTCCATCCGCCTGAAACTTGCTGATGCGCTGGCCCTCGTTCGTCTCGAATCCCTCGAGGTATGCAATCGCCAGCTCACATTGTGCATCCTTCACGACATCCGGGATCTCGGTTGACTCGTAGTACTCTCCCCAGAATCCCATCGAGAAATCGTTCAAACGCTGATTGGCCGTGCCGGTCAGTGCGCTGTCTTTCTTCGGGACTTCGTAGCGCGGCCAGGCCAAGGCCTGAGTCCCGTCAACCTTTGACCCGCGCCAGTTCTCGCGGTTCAGCCGTCGCGCCGCCATCATCAATGCCCGGATCTTGTTGTCGACCGTGGCCGCGTCAAAGGCATCCGCGTTGATCCGGTTCTGATCGCGATAATTGGCAAACTCGGCCAGTGTCACATAGGACGTACTGGCCGAGCCTCCCACTGTAGTTATGATGTCGCTTGTGTTCGGCATCGATTACCACTCACCCCTTCGGCTTTGGCCTCGGTTTCGGTTTACCATATCCCATCTCTGGATCACCTCCCTCTGCCTCATTTGGCTTGAAGGAAGAGGCAGGATCGAGCACACGCCAACCCGCCGCCTGCATCGACTCCGCCTCTTCGGGGTGGACATCTGCCGTGGTCGGCCCGCCTGGATGGGCTGGCTCTTCACGGTACATTGGTACCAACTTGACTGACATACTCCCCCTCTGCGGATCAGGGGCCATTGCTGGCCCCGTATCCCATTTACCCGATGAGCGTCGCGATGTGATTCGGCTTCACAGCCTTCACACCCCACGCCATACCGACCTCATACGAGATCTGCCGATACTGGCGATAGAGCGCGACCTGGAAGGTCAGGTTCGACACCGGATCAGTGATCTCGGTCACATCGTCCGCACCGTCACCGCCGGCCGGCATCGCCGGAGCACGAGTGATCAGGTGGAGAGCGTTGCGGTGGAAGGCGACGTTCGGCGTGTAGCTGTTGCCGACCGCGATCGTGTCGTTATCGACCCACGCGACCCGATTGCCGGGACCGCCGATCGAGAAGACACTCGAAGCCAGAGCCGAGTTGACGACGTACTTGTTGGCGTCGCGTCCGGCCTGCGAGTTGGTGATGATGTCACCGGCCAGAATGGTCCCTGACCCGGTATCAACCGCGAACGACGTTGAACCGACCGCATATCCGGCGCCCAGGTTCAGCTGATAGCTTGCACCTGATCCCTTCGTGTGGACGGTCACGCCGGCGGAGTTGTGAAGGTTGAGCCCCATCACCTCGCCGATCATACCCATTCGCAGGAACTCGGCCGTACCGGCCTCATTGACCTTGAAGAGGACCGACTGCTTACCGCGAAGATTGGCCATCGCCGCGCCGCCGAGAACGAGGTGAAGGTCGGTCTGAGGCGATCCGTTGTCATCGAGGATCTGACGAACACCCGCGAAGTCGGAGAGATCGCCAGCCGTGCCGAAGGGTGTAGTTCCCGCCGTACCGTAAGCACGTGACGCGCCCTTATAGGCAGCGGCCCAGAGATCGGCCTCGATCTCATTGACGAGAGTCCGCATCGCCTGAGTGAACTGGTCGCGAAGGACGTTGGCAAGCTGCGGACGGTCGCCGTTCGAGATGCTGGTCTGCTCCTCCCCGGTCCAATTGAATGAGACCTTACGCGACTTGCTGATCGTCATCGAGCCGCTGCCGACCGTCATATCGGTACCGCTAGACGGAGTAGCAGCTGGAGTGATGTCGGCCGCAGTCATCGAGGGCACGACCGGATAGGTGATGGTCTGATTGAGTCCGGCTCGCTCCGCAGTTGAATTGCGGAAGGTTGCCGGAATGAAACCAGTGAGCTCACGGGAAACGGTATCCGCCGCCTCGTAGATCACCGGCAAGATGGAGGAAAGTGTATTAGCCATTCGGTTCTCCTGATCTTACTGATCTGTGATTGACCCGCCTCCTCTGATGAATTCCATCCGCTGAGTGGGAGAGAGTGCATCGAAGGACTTGCGGCTCATTGCTTTGGCGTTGCCGCCCGCTTTGTTGCCGTTTTGCGCTCCGGAACCTCCCGTCCCTGACGCCTCAAAAGCTCTACCGAAAATCGGATCATTGCGCATCTCCTCGATCAGATTCTTGATCGTGAAAGGAGTGCCTTTGACATCGGCGATTCGGGGCTGACCTTGAGGGTCGAGCACTCTGACCGTGTAATCGCCGTCTTCTTCAAAAATCTTTACCCGCTGCATCACGTGCGGGAGTAGCAGGGCCGGAGTACCCTTGAGCTCGGTTATCGCCGCCGTGGCTTGAGCTTCAATCAGGGATCGCTCGAGCGCGTTCTGCATCAATGCCAGCTTGGCGTCGCGCTCCGAGATC